AGCGCCTGTAGGTCCAGTAGGACCATCTCTTAAGACGAAATCGAACGTGGCTGCTGCAGAAGTACCACTGTTGTTAACAGAAGCAGTACCTGCATTGGTGACAGAGCCGACAGACCCGACAGCCACAGTAGCGGCTGTCCCAGTAGCTCCCGTGGGGCCTGTGTTCCCCTGGATGCCCGCAGTGCCCCGCTGCGCCAGCGTCTGCCAATTCGTGTTAGAGGCTCCTACAGAGGGGAGTGCGTTGCCCACGTTCGAAGCGGTTCTGGACACGAACGAGTTGCCTGAGCCGTCGGCGACTACATCGCCGATGGCGTAAGTAGTTGCAGCCGAATACGCCCCGATGTAAGTCAAGCCGCTGGCGAGAGCGAGGTTGACAGGGGGTTGCTCTGGGTTGATGCTGTATTGCCTGTTTATCCAGTTAGACACGTCTAATCCCCTACTTCTTCTTCTGCTCGGCGTGCCATTCTAAATGATCGAACTGCCAGTTGCGAACTTCTTTCACATCGTCGCGGACCTCAGTGATCCGTTCCGAGATGTCTTCCATCTTGGCGAGGTTGTCTGCGTGCCCGATAGCACGCAACGCATTAGTTTCGTCGTGCTGTCTCGTGTTTTCTCGACGGAACCTGTTTATTAGTACAGCAAACACGCCTGTAATCAATGCTGCTCCTGATCCGCCGAAGATTGCCGCCCATTCTTTCATCGGTCATCTATCCCCGTCCTTGACGATACTCATAAGCCACTCAACTAGGCGACGTATCAACTTGCCGATGGCCTTGTCAGGGACGACATCGCTGGGTTCTGGCACAGGCTCTGGCTCAGGCTCTGGCACAGGCTTAGGTGCTGGTGCTGGTGCTGGCTTAGGTGCTGGTGGCGGTGGCGGGAACATGATGGCCCATGTCGCAGGACCAACGATCCCGTCAGCGACCAAACCCTGCGCCGTCTGCCAACTCTTCACAGCCGCCTCAGTGTTCGGACCAAACGCCCCGTCAATCACTGTCCCAACGACAGCCTGAACCAGCTTGACCGCAGCAGTGTCAGTCGAATCTCGACGGACGTAACTCCCAGGATACGGCACGGCCCCAACAGAGGCACGACACTCGTTGATGAACGCCATCGCATTAGAACCAGGGCACGCCGTAGCTGAACGCTCACCGTGACCACGGATCGCTTTGCGACCACCAACAGCGTCCGCCAACTCCGACAGCTTTGCTTTCTGAACGTCGGTCAACACAGCGTTGTTTCCAGGCACATGAACCGTCAACCAGTTATGCAGACTTGATTGCGACGACGCCAGCGTCGGCCGACCAGCCCACACGCGACCCTCAGCGTCCACAAACACGTTGTAGAACAGGTCGCTCCAGCCCTTTGTCAGCTCGTGGTACCTCTCCACCGACAGCAACCAAGATTGCATGTCGGCAAACGTCATGCTCTTAGGCCCAACTGCGCCCGTGTGGTGGATCTCGATGCCCTGGATGTCGTTCCATGAACGGTTCGATAAACGAGGAACCTCGTTCACGTCCCAGTCGGTGCGCTGGTAGTCGATTAGCGCCGCAAACGCTTGACGGTTAAGCATCAGACAGCCTCAAGCGCCTCTAAACGAGCGTTCAAATCCTGCACCAAAGGAATCAGATAAACAGATAGTTTCTCATACTGGATGCCGTCTGGTACAGGCAAGTCACCCTGCCCTTCAACGACACGGGACGTAACGACGCTTGGCATGGTGATCGCCGTTTCCTCAGCGATCAGACCGTAATCGTGGCGTTCGCCGTCATCGTCACTATGTATTTCGTTGTTCCAATCGAAGTCAACAGGACGCAGATTGTAAACCGAACGCCATGTTTCGTCAGCGTCTACAACGTTGTCTTTGTAACGCAACGACGACCCGTCGTAGCCGCACAAAAAATCGGATGTACGACGACGAACGCTATTCCAGCCAGAAATAACGGGAAACGAATTGAGACGAAACCCGTCATTCTGGATAGACGCCCGAATGTAAGCATCTGTTTTGAACCAGAGGGTTCTGCCCCAAGCACAGTTCACATCAGTATCGCCAGCCGCATACATCTTCAGGCCATATTCGTTGCCCCAAGCGCGGCGGTTGTAATGATGGATGGTCGCCTCAGCGCCGCTGGCATAGTTGCAAGCGATATTGCCCGTGTAGAAAATTGCGTTATCCACCCCAGACTGATGCAACAAAGCCCCAGCCGAATCAATATGGAGACGCAACGCTCCTGCGGTCGAGAACCCGAGGACGTTAGCAGAGGAACGGTACATGCCCGTATCGCGATCGTTATAGAAAGTGTAGTTAGGGAGTGCCGCTGTCCCCACCTCGACCCGTATCTGTGCCGCACCATCGAGAGCACTACTGCCCATCAACAGACCGCCAGACCAGAACCTGCCTCTCAGAGTGCCGTTAGTTGAGAACCCAACCTGATCGGTCGTTACCAGATACATGCCCGTGGTCGCATCGCCGCTAAATGAATGTCCAGGGGCACCAGCCGAGCCGTTCCCAGGTTTACTGGTCCCGCTCAACAGGTTTGTAGCAGTAGTAGCAAGCGTCGCTGTCGCAGCGTTACCAGACGTAGTTGTCGCAGTAGTCGCAGTAGTGGCGTTGCCAGCGAACGTGGCCGCTGAAACATCCACAATTACTGTGCCACTAGCGTCCTTGACATCGCCACGGAACCAAGCAGCACCCGCAGTGTTATCCAAAATGACAGTTGAACCGCCAGTATCAACAACATCGCCCTTGATCGTGGCATTAGCCACAAGGTTGCCAGTCAACGTCAGATCGCCAGTAACCGTCACATTGTTCAAAGTCTGAGTGCCAGCTATAGCAACTACACCGTCGTTAGAAACCATGTAGTTGTTGATGTGGTCACGAAGCGCGACAAAGTTTGCGTTTACCTCAGCGGCAATCGCATCGGACGCAGCGACGAAAGTATTTGGGACAACTACGTTTGCAACCATATTAAGATCTCGGTTTCTTGGCTAGGTACTTCAGAGTAAATCCCCTTATTTCCCACTGGACGTCGGTTGGGCCGACAAAGTTGATAGCAACAGCACGGCCAGTGCCGCCAATGGTGCCGCCACGAATAATCTCGTCTTGAGTTGCAGCCGACTGAACAGCCCACTGCTTACTGTCCCAGAGAAATCCCGAGTCTGCAGAATGGTTCGTTGTGGGATCGCTGGTAACAACATATGGAGCACTGTCGTCGTCGTCGTCCCAAACCAAATTCGTAGTCGAAAGATCCCCGACCACATTCAACTGCAAAGTCTTCGCAGCCGTCGCATCGTCATAATCGAAATAGATGTGAGCCTGAATGACGTGAGTAGAAACGCCCGACACAATGAACTCAGGCTTCTTATACCGTTTCGGAAGAAACGGCGACCCGCCATCCATCCACCGCGTACGGTAATACGAATTTATGCCCACATCGGCAGGCGATGCCGCATCATTGAAAGAATCAGACGCCGCACCAGTATCCAACTTGATCAAACCAGCGTTACCCGCTGTAGACGCCAAATGTTCAACCAAACCAGAAGAATTCTGGAACTCAACATGACCAGTGATAGCAAGACCGTAACGAACCCACGCACCAACGGCTGGATCAAACACAAACGTCACATCTGTGCTGTCATCTTGCGGAACCGAAACCCAAATCTTGCCGCTCACCGAAGCGACAACGACATCGGCAAACAAAGCTTCGTTGAACGAGCCGCTATCCATCAACGGCCAAATCTTTTCAAACGCCCACTGCGGTTCCCCGTCACCGTTATAGAAGTAAACCCCCCGATCAGGAGAGAAGAACCAAACACCCTGCGGTGTGACCGATATGTTCTTCTTTGATTCGGCTCCTACAGAAGACGAGACCTTGACGACTTGAAAGTTCTGACGAGAGTAGCCGAACACGGCATGTACTGAGCGGTGCATGAACACGAGCAGGTGATCACGGAACGATTTGATGGCGACGATCTCGTCGCCGTCTTCGTCTCCGACATCGATCCAGTCGTCTTCAGCCCACCTGTCGGCATAGCCAGGATGCGAGAACCTGATACGGGTCGGGTGAGTAATTGCTCCCTCGTCGGTCCAGGCAGCCCACATGAACCCGCCGTGAGATTCCACAAACTGGCAATGAGGGAAGATGTTCCCTACCGCTGTCGCATAGTCGTTTTGGTATCCGCCAGCCGAATCACCGATCACGGTTGTGGCAGCGGCAGGGACACCTGACGGGGTTTCCCACGACTGGGTGGCTTGAAGTTTGCAAGCAAACCATGACTTGCCGTTCATCATGGCGTGATCGTGGATCTTGTCTTGGCCCGTGTTCGTCACAGCCGTCCAGCCAGCCCCAACGCCGACAGCCATCAAAGCGTTGACGCCGCCGCCTTTGGTAGCGACCACTTTGGCCGAGTCGTTTATCTGATCGCGATGTTCAAACAACTCCAGGGGCGAAGCGCCAGTGCCGAACGGGTCATAGCTGCCCCAAGAACGCACAGAACGGCGGCGTTGAACGCCGCCACGCCGATGAATGTCGACGTTCAAACAATCAGGCGACTCGTTTGGAGCCAACTGGAAACGATCTTCAATAGCGTTTAGCCCGCCAGTGAAATCAACCTGTGGGTCTAGCCTCAACTGTGGGGGTCGAGCGCCGCCTCTACGAACATCTATAGCCATTCAGCTCACTCCCACGAGAAGCGAGGATCCGACAGCCCGCCTACTTGACGGTTGTAATTGCCGCCGAAAGTAACTTCGTGGCTGGGAGAAGGATCGTCATAGTATCTGACAAGTTCCCGCAACCGAAGATCAGACATGTCGGCATAATGCAACGCCGAAGCAGGGTCACCCTGCTGAGCGTGCGCTTTACCGATAGCCCAATTCAGGATCGTGTTATCGAACTCGACAGGCATATCTGACAGGGCAGCAGCCCCATTCGAAACCCAATCGGCACGCTTAGCGTAACCACGCACAATGAACGTATCAGTCGAATTGGTGGGCACAGGATCCAAGATCACATCGCTGTTGTTCCACTGCGACCAGAACCTGGGAGTGCCGCTAGAAACAGAACCCCGAGGGTTCGTTTTGTCGTGCGTTGTGATGTCCTGCCATCGCAGCTCCCAATCAGGGCCGCGGATCTGACGGATCTCAGCTATCGCATCGGTACTTCCACTGTCGGCCTGAATGGCCAACAACGTGTATGTGCCCTGGTCGTCAACAGAGTTGAACGTCCAGTCTTTCTCATAGAACGGCCATTGCTGGCGACGCGTTTGGGCACGAGTAGCGCCGTCACGAATCCAATCGTCTACGAGAATGTCAGGGAGATCCGTCGCATCCAAGTCCAACGTTGCCCGTATAAGTTCACGGAAACTTGCAAGATTGTATGCCACAGACCTCTCCCAACATTCGTCACGTTCGTCCTTGGAGCGGGCCAGATCCTAAGATCTAGCCCGCTCCACTCAAACCATTCGCCCTGGATTAGGCAGTGGTGAGGCCGTAGATCATTCCCTGGTGACGACGGGAGTTGATCGTGAGGTTGCCGTAGGTCAGCATCTTCATGGTGCGGGTATCCGCATTGGTCGGCTGGATGAAGGGTCCAGCCTTGAAGAAGCGGTCCTTGTGGACCTTGAGGCGCAGGTACTTCGGGTTGATGAAGTACATCTCACCAGTGGGACAATCGTCATCGAACAAGACGGGACGGCCCTTGAACTCCAAAGCCTGGAAGCCAGCGTCTGCGAGCTTAGCGTCGGTGTGACGCATGTTCGC